GGTGGTTCACTGGTGACTTTGAGCAGACTAAGGCATGGTTGCAGCAGTTCGATTGGGAAAACTCTTTTGTACTGGCACACAACACACAGTTTGATGGGGCTATCTTGTCGTGGCTGTTTGGTATCAAAGCAAAGGTATGGTTAGACACACTGTGTATGGCTCGTGCGGTGCATGGTGTGGAGGTGGGTAACTCTCTGGCTAAGCTGACCGAGCGTTACGGGTTAGGTGTTAAGGGTGACGATACTAAGTGGTCGAAGGGTTTGCGCCGTACCGACTTCAGCCTAGCGCAGATGAATCAGTATGCCGAATATTGTAAGAACGATGTAGACCTGACGTATGAGTTGTTTATGGTTATGGCTCAGGACTTCCCCAAGCGGGAGCTTAAAGTAATCGACATAACCCTGCGTATGTTCATCGAGCCTAGACTTGAGCTTGACCTACCCCTGCTTGAGCAGCACTTGGAAGATGTTAAGAACAAGAAGGAAGCCCTGCTTGAAGCTGCGGCAGCGGACAAAGATACGCTCATGTCGAACGACAAGTTTGCCGAATTACTTAAGATGTTAAAGGTAAACCCTCCTACCAAGATCAGCGCACGTACAGGTAAGGTGGCATGGGCGTTTGCCAAGACCGATGAGGCGTTCAAAGAACTGGCATCACATCCTGACCTGCGTGTCCAAGCTCTTGTTGCAGCTCGACTTGGTAACAAAACTACTTTGGAAGAAACACGCACACAGCGGTTCATCGACATCGCTAAGCGTGGGAAGTTACCTGTACCTATTAAATACTACGCTGCCCACACAGGACGTTGGGGTGGTGACGACAAGATTAATTTACAGAACTTACCGAGCCGTGGGGCTAACGCTAACAAGTTAAAACTCTCTATCAAAGCGCCGGACGGGTATGTACTAGTTGATGCTGACTCCTCACAAATTGAGGCACGGACAGTTGCATGGTTGGCGGGGCAAGAGGATCTCGTTGAAGCGTTTGACCGAGGTGAGGACGTTTATAAACTCATGGCTTCGTCTATTTACAACAAGCCTGTATCTGAAGTAACTAAGGAAGAACGGTTCGTAGGTAAGACCACAATTCTCGGTGCAGGGTATGGCATGGGTGGGGCTAAGTTCTGCGCCCAGTTAAAGACTTTTGGTATGGATCTACCAGAAGAGGAATGCAAACGCATTATCAATGTATACCGAAGCACTTACCCTAAGATTCCTGAACTGTGGAAACAAGCCGGACGCTGCCTTGAGGCAATCATCGGTGGCTTTCACGCTACGCTTGGGTGTGATGGTGTGCTTGAGTTTAGTGCGGCGATGAAAGGATTTAAACTACCAAGCGGTTTGTGGCAACGCTACGAGGGTATTAAGGAAGTAACCGACCCGCAGGGGTATAGGCAGCATGTGTACAAGACCCGCAAGGGGGACGTGAAACTGTACGGGGGCAAGCTGATAGAGAACTTATGCCAAGCCATTGCCCGTTGTGTAATCGCTGAGCAGATGCTGAAAATCGGCAATAAGTACCCACCAGTATTGACAGTACATGATGCTGTTGCCGCACTCGTACCGGAGTCAGAAGCTAAAGAAGGTCAGGAGTATATTGAGCAGTGCATGAGATGGCGTCCGACATGGGCGGAGTCGTTACCTTTGAATTGTGAATCAGGAGCAGGTAGGTCGTATGGAGAATGTTAAGCCGGTTGAATATGTCGGGTATCAACTTGAACTCGAAAAGGAGACGCAGTTAATGCACGAAGCGATGACTCGCAAGAATTACGAACAGGCTCTAGAGCATTGTTTGAATATGCAGGTAGAAGCAAAAATGTTAGCCAATGCAGTAAGTACTTGGATAAAGGAGCAGTAAATGGAAATCTCTCAGACAGGAGGCCCCGCCTACCCCACTATGATCGGCGGACAGAACGGGCAAGAAGCGTTTCGTTGGGAAGGCATGGCTTTGTTTGACTACTACGCTGCGGCGGCAATCAGCGGTGGTAAGACAGCCAAGCAAGCGGCAACGATTGCACAAGCCATGATCGAGTTGCGCAAAGAAATATTGTTCGATAAGGCTAACTGACATGGACAACATAACAAAGCTGTTGCAGATACTAGACGAAGGCGCATTCATCACGAGCGAAGAGATGGCAGAACTTGCCAAAGAAGTCCGAACCTTGCAACGTGATGCCGAGCGCTACCGTTGGCTGAACAAGTACACAGCGCACTTGTTTATGTGTACACCAGAAGGCTTAGACGAGCAGATGAATCGTGCGATGGGTAAGGGGGAGAAATGAATTATGAATCCGCTGTGTTTACTTTAGCCACTTTTTTTATAGCAGGATCTGTATTCGCAGGAATTGTCTATTGTGTGATTCTTATTAAAGAGCTGTGGCAAAAAAACAGAGGGGGAAGGGAATGAAACCCAAGACACCTAAAGACCTCATCCTACCTGCGATACTAGCGCCCGAAGACCAACACAAGCTTGTGGTCAGTAGGTACTACTCAGTTAATCCAGAGTCACAGCACTTAGGTTTAGCGCTTAGCCCGTACTACCATGAGTGCAACATACGCATCGACTGGGGTACTGACGGTGGCATATACAGAGTGGAGTGGGCAAACGTGGAGAAAGAGAAAGAGAAAGAAGCCACCCTGCAAGAGATGTCAGACATCGGGCAGGATATTGAGCAATGGGACACATCCGACATGGCGCATAGGTCTGGTGGGTTGAGTGTTGAGCAAGAACCTGTGGCATACAAGTACACCGATAAAACAAATCCTTTAGTGTATTACTTTACTGATCGAGAAGATGTAACACCGAACCCAGATGTGATTGAAACCGCTCTCTATGCCGCACCACAAAAATATTGCCCATCAGAAAACAATGCGGCGTATGAAAAAGGTTTTGTCGAAGGCATGGCAAAGCAGACGCACTCAAGCGTGGATCGTGCTGTCAACGAAATGGCAAAGGAGTGGGTCGGGCTGACGGATGAAGAAATTAGCAATTGTTGGATAAACCCTGTTGCTAGTGGAACATTTACAAAAAGAAATGTTTACGAAGCCATTGAAGTCAAGCTAAAGGAGAAGAACCATGACTGAAACAGAAGCAGTGGTTAACTGGGTATTGCAAGGTAACGCCCGCAAAAGAAAAACCATCAACCGTAAGGTATCGAGCTACGGCTTAAAACATGTTGTAGAAAAAGCAATTGGACAATACATCGGAAACGATTCTTTCATTGCGGCAATGGATACACTAGGATTTGAGAAGAAAGAAATAAAAGGAACGCCAAATTACTTTTTCAATATTCACTTGGAGAAAAAATGATTAGCCCCAAGCAAGAACAAGTTCTTGACATCCTCGCAACACGAGACAACATGACCGCAGCAGAGATTGCCGCAGAGCTAGGCTCAGAGACTAAGGCCACCTCCAAGCACCTACGGCTCCTTGAGGAAATGGGTAAGATTTTTGTATGTGAGTGGCGCAAGGGTAAGCATGGCGTTCTTACCAAGGTGTACAAGCTCGGCAAGGGGGACTCCGTTGTGTTGGTGAGTAAGAAGAAATCCAACGCAAAGCAAAACGAAGCACGTAAGGCGGCGAACAGACGTAACGTATATGACCCATACGCCCCCATCATGCCCAACAACGGGTGGCTCTCTATGATTCATAGCAAAGACTATTCTATGCAACACGGCGAACACATTAAGTTTATGGAACGTTTCCAACCTCACCCAGACTATGCATCAGCATGGCTGTTTAACGAACCGAAAGTTAAATTATTAGGAGCGAAGTATGACTGAAGATGAAGCATTCGATGACTTAGAACAGCGACTCAAGCGTCAGCAAGCAACAATCGAAATGACACCCGTATACCGAGCGAACGTAGCGGCGGCGGAATATATACAAAGCCAATCGATAGACATTCTTGCTATTACAAACATACGACAAGCATTTATACACGGATACCGTACAGGTTGGAGAGATGCTTCCAAAGAAAATAAATAAAGAGTAGAATCAATATACTGAAAAAAGAGCGGCTTAAAATGAGTGCTTCGTATACATGGTCATATTCGTCATTGGATTTGTTTAAACAATGTCCGCAAAAGTACTATAGGCTGCGTGTAGTAAAAGATGTAAAAGATCCACCGACAGAACACCTTACCTATGGTCTGGCAGTCCACAAGGCAGCAGAAGATTACATAGGTAAGGATGTGCCAGTACCCGAGCAGTATTCGTTTATCGTGCCTACCCTAGACAAACTAAAAGCCATGTCTGGAGAGAAGCACTGTGAGATGCGGTTGGGATTAACTAAGAACCTAGACCCCTGCGGGTTCTTCGATAAAGCGGTATGGTGGCGGGGGGTAGCTGACCTGATTATCATAGACGGAGACAGCGCTAAAGTTTTCGACTACAAGACAGGTAAATCAGCCAAGTATGCAGATACACAGCAGTTAGAGATCCTATCTTTAGCCGTGTTTAAGCACTTTCCAGAGGTAAAAAAAGTCAAAGCGGGGTTGCTGTTTGTCGTTGCTAATGATCTAATTAAAGCTAGCTATGAGCAGGACAAAGCAGGTATATACTGGACAAAGTGGTTGGAAGACACGAGCCGCTTGGAGTCCTCGATTACTAACAACGTGTGGAACAAGAAGCCGAACTTCACATGTAAAGGATGGTGTCCCGTGCAGGATTGTGAGCATTGGGAACCTAGGAGGGGTTAATGCCGTATACAAAATCACCACGCCCGTACAAGCGGGAATACGAATTGCAAAAGGCACGGGGCGAACATGATAACCGCATGGAACGTCAACGTGGTCGCCGTAAGCTAGACAAAGAAATGCCTGATGGTAATGGTAACGGTAAGGCAGATGCGCGTGAAGGTAAAGATGTAGCGCATGTCAAAGCTTTATCAAAAGGTGGGTCGAATAAGCATGGTTTGAAAATAGAACCCGCAGCAAAGAACCGCTCGTTTAAGCGGGACTCAAAAGGCAATCTAGTATCCGAAGTCAGCAAGAAAGAACGTAAGAAGTAATAGTACAGTTATTCGATTAGCCACCGTAAGTGGCTATGTATTTGGTTGAATCGAAACGTCGATTTAGCCCGTTTTTGTTTTGGAGAAGAGTTTGCAAATCATAGAAAATAAAGCGCTGCTACTAAAGCTGCGAGACCCCGGCAGGGTCACAACCGTGATACCAAAATCCAAAGTGCTTGACTCTGGTGAAGTGGTAGTGAAGTGGGGGCTAGAAGAAGCACAAGTGCTTAAGAACCTACGTATTAAAAACGTACCTAGCCCCATACTTGGTAACTACAACTGGCCCGGATACTACAGACCGTTTGCACATCAGAAAGAGACAGCAGCATTTCTAACCCTACACAAACGTGCGTTCTGTTTCAACGAGCAGGGTACAGGTAAGACAGGCAGCGTCATTTGGGCGGCGGACTACTTACTACGTATCGGTGCAATTAAACGGGTGCTAGTGGTGTGCCCGCTATCTATCATGCAGTCGGCTTGGCAGAATGATTTGTTTAGGTTCGCCATGCACCGCACCGTTTCTATAGCGCACAGTTACTCGAAAGAGAAGCGCATACAAGCAGTCAACAGCGAGTCCGAGTTTGTAATTGTGAACTACGACGGATTAAACATCATTCAGGACACGGTTGCTAAAGGTGGCTTTGACTTAGTGGTTATTGATGAAGCAAACGCATACAAGACTGTATCTACAACCCGTTGGAAAACACTAAACGCAATTGTTAAGCCTGACACATGGTTGTGGATGCTAACGGGTACCCCCGCATCGCAATCACCTACGGACGCATATGGTCTAGCTAAGTTAGTATCACCGAGCCGAGTACCTAAATTCTTCGGTGCGTACCGTGACATGGTGATGCAGAAGGTTACACAGTTTAAGTGGGCACCAAAGCTTAGCGCAGAGAACATCGTGCATGAGGTACTACAACCTGCTATTCGTTTTACCAAGGAAGAGTGCTTGGACTTGCCGGAGATGGCATACACCACTAGGGACGTACCACTCACTGCACAGCAACTTAAGTACTACGAAATCATACGTAAGAACATGCTTGCTACAGCAGCGGGTGAAGATATTACAACGGTAAACGCAGCAGCTAACTTGAACAAGCTCTTGCAATTATCGTGTGGCGCAGTCTATGCGGATAGTGGCGAGGTTGTTGCGTTTGATTCGTCTAACCGCATTGCAGCATTGAAGGAAGTGATTGAGGAAGCAAGCCACAAGGTGTTGGTGTTCGTGCCTTACCGCCATGCTATTGAGATTGTCACGGCTGAACTACGTAAGGAAGGTATTGCTACAGAAGTTATTAATGGTTCAGTACCTGTAAGCAAACGCACCGAGATATTTGCGAACTTTCAGACAACACCAAACCCGAAAGTGCTTGTCATACAGCCTCAAGCAGCAGCACACGGTGTCACATTAACGGAAGCTAATGTGGTGGTATGGTTTTCCCCAATTACTTCGGTGGAGACTTACCTTCAGGCTAACGCTCGTGTGCATCGTGCGGGGCAACACAACCCATGTACGGTAGTACACCTGCAAGGATCACCAGTAGAAAAGAAGATGTACAAGATGTTGCAGTCGAAGGTGGATGTACACGTTAAGATGATCGACCTCTACAAAAATGTTATTCAAGATGAAGACACTTGATGTGTATTTGTTTTAGTACTAGAATCTATATATAAATTTAAGAAGGGAGAAGAAGATGAAAATCATGAAAGATTTACCGGGCGATTTGCGAGAGCTAGCGTTGTTCGCAATTGAGGACATTCGAAAACGAATGGATAGTCTGCAAGACTTATTAGCAGAACCAGAACCCGAAACAGAAGAAGGAGAAGAAGATGGAAATATCAGTCGATAGACTCGTGAAGGCGTATATAAAAATACGTGATGCACGTAGCGAACTCACCAAGCAGATTGACGAGCTTGAGGAGAAGCAAAAAGTTATTCAAGACAAGTTACTTGAAATCTGTAAGGACACAGGCACCGAAAGCTTACGTACTGAATTTGGTACGGTTACTAAGCGCATTACAAAACGGTACTGGACGAGTGACTGGGAATCGTTCTACAAGTTTATGAAAGATAACGATGCCATGCAGTTATTAGAGCAGCGTGTATCCAGAGGCAACATGGAAAGTTTCCTAGAAGAAAACCCCGACCTACATCCACCGGGCTTAAATGTGGATGCAAACTATGCAGTAACTGTTCGTCGTAAATAGGAGAAGATGTAATGAGTAATGATCTCGCAATGTTGGACATGGGTCTACCTTCACACTTGAAAGCTCTAGAGCTTGATGACACAACCAAATCCCTTATGGGTGGTGGTAGTGGTGGTAGTAAGCGTATTTCAATCGAAGGTGGTGTATGGCGTTTGTTGGTAAACGGTAAAGAGATTGCTCAGAAAGAAGAGCGTAACCTCAATGTCGTTATCGTTGGTGCGGCAGCAAAGGTATCCCGTACGTTCTATGCAGGTGTATACAAGAAAGGACAGTCCACTGCTCCTGATTGTTGGTCTGCTAACGGTGACTATCCCGATGCGTCTGTCGAGAACGCGCAAGCCAAGTCGTGTGCTACATGCCCACAGAACGTCAAAGGTTCCGGTCAAGGTGAAGGTCGTGCTTGCCGGTTCTCACAACGTCTGGCTGTGGTGTTGGACAATGACATCGGTGGGGATGTATTCCAGTTGACCCTCCCATCAACATCAATCTTTGGTGAAGGTGAGGTAGGTAAATGGCCTTTGCAGATGTATGCAAAGATGATCGGCGGTAAGGGTGTACCTATCACGGCAGTTGTTACCGAGATGCGTTTTGATACAGCATCGTCTACACCTAAGATTACTTTCAAGCCAGTGCGTTTCTTGGAAGCTAACGAAATCACTCAAGCAATTGAGCAAGGTAAGACAGACGCCGCACGTAAGGCAATCACCATGACAGTTGCACAGTCGGACGGTGTTCAGAAGTTAGCAGCGCCCGCAGCTCAAGCTCCTGTTGTTGAGGAAGAAGCCGCAGCCGAGGAACCCGTTGTTGAACCAACAAAAGTAGTCAAGAAGAAAGATGAAGCTGCCGCCAAAAAGGATCTTGCTTCAATCCTTTCGGACTTCGACGACTAACTAACACGGTTGATTTTGTGTTAAAAAAGACTCCCCCCAACAGAACCACAAAATCAGCGGTTTGGTTGTGATAGAGTTGTAGCAGGAAGAGCTAGGTTAGCTACCGAAGAGGGTGATGCCGTCCACCCCTGCTCTATCCTTTTTGACGACGGACAAGGACGGCTATGTTAACGACAAATGAGTTCCTGTCAGCGGTCTTGCCTCCAAGCGGCATGTACTGTGTGGTAGGACTAAAAAAGGACGAGAGACCCAAGCAAAAGCTTGTATCCACAATAGAAGAGGTTGAAGAGTTAGCAAAGAAGTTAGTACAGACAGAATATGACGCATACTTTGCATTGGCATCGTACGCAGATCCAGCAGAAGGGCGCACTGCTAAAAACGCAGCCACACTGAAATCGTATTTCCTTGACCTTGACTGTGGATTAAGTAAACCTTACGCAGACCAAGCCGAAGGATTGACAGCACTTAAGAAGTTTCTGAAAGACACAGGACTACCCAAACCTACAATCGTAAACTCTGGGCGTGGGATACACGCATACTGGGTGCTTGATACAGCGGTCAGCCGTGAGGTATGGAAGCCGCTAGCTGAGAGACTAAAATCACTTTGTGAGAAGCATGGACTTCATGCAGACCCGGCGGTAACAGCGGACGTCGCACGTATCCTACGCATCCCCGGCACATTTAACTTCAAAGCCCCAAGCAACCCACGTTCAGTGGAAGTACTTACTGTCGGTAGCCCCGTGCCTAACAGTGTGTTCGAGGGGTTAGAAGCACCTGAAGTAGATGTGTTAGCCGGAGTTACTGGTAAGCCGTTTATACCCAAACAGCTAGACCCACTGACAGCATCCCTCATGGGAAACAACCAGTCTAAGTTTAAGACTGTCCTTATCAAGAGTGTTGAAGGTGAGGGCTGTGCCCAGATATTGCACATATACGAAAACCAAGATACAGTTGAGGAACCTCTCTGGAGGGCAGGGCTTTCTATCGCTCAACATTGTGTAGATCGGGATAAGGCTATCCATGTCATTTCCAACAAGCACCCCGATTATTCGGAATCGGAGACTGAAAGAAAGGCTAACGAGACACGAGGCCCTTACACCTGTGTCACTTTCAAAAAGCTCAACCCCGCAGGGTGCGAAGGATGTCCGCACAAACTCTCATCACCTATTCAGTTGGGTAAAGAGTTTGCTGAAGCGACTGAAGAAGACAACATAGTCGAAGTACCTGAGACCGAAACACAACCCGCACAGACGGTACAAATTCCTAAGTACCCTTTCCCGTTCTTGCGTGGCAAAGTGGGTGGGGTGTACATCCGAACTAAAGGCGCAGACGACCAAGACGTAGAAGAGCTTGTGTATCCGTATGACTTCTATGTGGTCAAGCATATGAAAGACCCTGACCTTGGGGTAACACTGCTTATGCGCTTACATCTACCCAAAGACGGGATACAGGAGTTCATCATCCCACTAGCGGCGGTACTCGCTAAGGATAGGTTCAGGGACACAATCGCATCGCACGGTATCGCCGTGCTTGGTAAGAAACAGGATTTACTAATGGCTTACATAACTAGATGGGTAGAAGAATTGCAAGCAACAAATCAAGCTGAAAAAGCACGTAGGCAATTTGGTTGGCTACCAGACGACTCCGCATTCATTTTGGGAGACCGAGAAGTCCGTATGAACGATATTGCGTATAGCCCACCAACAGGATCAACGCTTCCTTTAATACCTACGTTCAGACCTAAAGGCGACTTCCATGTGTGGAAGGATGTAGTGTCTTACTATCGCACGGAAGGTATGCAAGCAAAAGCGTTTGCTTTGTTCTTAGGGTTTGGCAACATCCTGCTGAAGTACACCGCAGTGAGTGGTTACTTACTTAGCTTGAAATCTCAAGGCTCCGGTTCGGGCAAGACCACTCTGCTTAACGCTATCGGTAGTATCTATGGTAGCCCTAAAGAACAGCTCATGCTTGTCAAGGATACCTACAACCAGAAACTACAGCGCATCGGCACATACCAACACATACCCATCTTGTTTGACGAGATGACAAACATGCCCCCCGACCAAAAGTCAAACTTGGTGTACGACATCACAGAAGGACGGGGCAAAAACCGCATGAAGTCGCAGGATAACGCCGAACGTATTAACCTGACGCACTGGGCAACGGGGTTGATTACTACAGCTAACCGTTCCTTGCGGGATGACTTACTTTCTATCAAGAGTTTTCCCGAAGCGGAGTTGATGCGCCTACTGGAGATGCACATTTATAACGATCCAAACAACGATACGGTGTGGGCGCGTACGCACTTTGGCAGACTCGATAATAACTACGGTCATGCTATTGTTCCGTTCGTGCAGTATGTAATCGCACACCTGCCGGAAGTTATCGACTTCATGGGTAAGATCCAAACCAAGATCGAACACGCAGCGGACATGACTAATCAGGAACGCTTCTGGTCTGTAATGGCTACGCTGTCGATCACAGGCGGGGTTATAGCTAACAAGCTAGGCATCATCGACATCCCACACAAGCCGGTGCTAGAGTTTGCAGTCAACCACATTAAGAACTCACGCACCCAGAACAAGATGATGCTGCTTGATAACAGCGACTTCTTAGGTAGTTTCATACAGCGCAAGTACCATGAGACTCTGGTCATCAACGGACTCAAAGACGGTAAGACTGGATTAGAGACAGGTGCTATTCGTGAGCCACGGGGCGCATTGTCTGCACGGTATGAGCCTGATACTAAATTACTGTTTGTGATAGCAAAGGTGTACCGAGAAGAGTGCAACAAAGGTCAATTGAACTTTGACGAATCCCTTGAGATGTACAGAAGAAGTAAAGCGTTTCTTGGTACCAAGCGTAAGCGGTTGGCAGCGGGTTCGATTGTAGACACAGGAGTCAATACACCGTCTTTGGTGTTCGATACAAGAAAGCTCCCGTCGTTCAAGGAAGAGGTGTTACTTGTTAAAGATACTGAATCAGACGATACTTATACCGTGGATGAAGCTTGAGCCGGGTATGTCCTGCTTTATACCGTGCCTAGACCGCAAACGACACATGGACACACTACTGCAAGAAGCTAATCGGGTAGGCTACAAAGTAGTTTGTAAACAAGTAATTGAAAAAGGAAAGTATGGCTTGCGCTTGTGGAGGATAGAGTGATATAGTGAACTCATTCTTCTCCTTGACTCTCCTTAGTCAATTTGCCCCGCCTAACCAGCGGGGCTTTTTTTAGTACCCTGCCATACCTCGCAGCTTGTACACATTCTGAAGCATACGTTCTTCTGCTGCTCTTAAACGATCTATCTGCACTTTCTTTTCCTCGGCGTTCATACGGGACTCAGGCAATGCACGGATCTGATTCTCATACGCACGGATCTTGGATAGTTGGTTGTTAATCGCATTCACCTGACCTTGGAGTTGGAGTCGGGGTTTATTTTCTTCCAAATACTCACGGGCTTTCTCAGGCGATTCAGCCTTCAATCGGTTGAGGGTTTGCACAGCCTTCGACACATCGGCACGAAGCTCGTAAAAGTCGTTCTTCATGGCGTTGCCATACTCACTGGCAAAGAACGTACCTAGTCCGGGTATTTGACGCAGGGCATCCTGTGAAGTTTTTTCAGGCTTAGGTACCTCACTATTAGCCATAACAGAATTAGTGCCAAGCAACAACAAGCCACCAAGCGAACCGGCATAACCCTTGATAAGGTGGTCAATCTGCACAGGCGCAAGAATACCGAGCTTACCTAAAACCTTACCTAGTTCCGATGTCGATGCGGTGTACTGCATCTCTTTATCCAAGCCAGCGATACCCTTACCAACCAGATCACGCCCAGTGAAGAAGTTATGGTTTATACCAACCTCAAACGCAGGTTTAATAAACTGTGGCACAGCAGTCGGGCTAAGTATGGCATTACCCAAAGCCTCGGTCATAGCACGACGCACTTTCTTACCATCTGTGAACCCGTTGTCGGTCATAGCCATGTATGCGTATTCAGCAGCAAGCTTAGGGAACAAAGTAAAGTCACTACGCAGTGGCAGCATAAACCCAGTGCCGGGGATAACGAGGTGCTTATCCCGTACTTGAGGATCCATCTTCTCGTAGTCGTCATCCCCACCACTTATCGCGGCGTACAACATACCGAGTGTGGCAACCATCATGGTATTAGCCATCAGAGTTTTGTACGCCGCAGCACGTTCGCTAGGTGTAATCCCACGACCCGCCAACACTTTAGCAGTCACGTTCATAGCCTGTAGGTACGCTCCGAAGAACGGAACCAACTGCTTACCCACAGCCACTACACCGTTAGAGCCTGAGCGTTTAAAGTTAATAATTTCAAAACCACGTTCCAGTGCCGCAGCTTCATCACCACCCACAACCGAACCATCCTTCTGGCGTTTACCGCCGGTCTCAAGCAGTGTGCGGTTATACAGCGCCTGACGTACAGCGTTGTCCGATGCCATAGAGAACTTTTCAAGTGGGGTAAGCAGTTTCTGTAATACCGACTTTGGCTTTAACCCAGTAGCAACTGCTAAGTTATTGTTTTCTACAGCCGATGAGTAGTCGTTTACCCCCACCATACCTGCTCTAGCCAAGTACTTACCTGTTGCGTTAGTACCCATCAGAATATTAAAAAACTGGCGCACTACTTCGCTAGGAATCATCAGTGGGTTCTTAAGCCCAGACGACATCATTGCGGCGAACGAGTCCTGCGATAACTGACTGATAGAAAACAGCGGGTTAAGCACAATCGTCTGGCGCAAGAAGTTCGTAGCCTTGGCAACATCTTTAAGCATTGGGATGGCAACCGACTCCATACCCTCAAAGGCTTTTACGAACAGTGGATCAGCAAACTTAACACGCTTGCGCTGCCCATTCTCCCAGAAACTTACGACGTTATCGCTACGCTTGATGGACGCATCCTGCCTGATGTCCTCAACTTGGTCAGGCATAACCTCTTTCGCTGTGTCATACATATTCAAGGCAGTACGGTTACGCACCGAACGGGACACAGTGTAAGTTGTCCAAAGAGCCATGTTGCCAAATACGTCAGCTACGGGCTGGTCGCTACCCTTAATCTTAAAGTTCTTTGCAAAGTCGATGAAGCCGTTAGGATACTTGCGGGGGCCAGCTCCTGTCTCTAATTGCTCTTCACGGTAGAACGGCACGAAGTCCATGTACTTCAGCAAATCATTAGCTTGCTCACGGCTATACAAACCGTTATCCACAGCTACATCCATTGCGTTCGCACGGATACCGTTCCATACTTTCTGCACATCCCGCAAACCATCAATCTTGTCAAACAACTGCCTTCCTGCGGCGACCTGCTCTTTAGACATGTGGCTATAGAACTCAGGCTTAGCTTTGGCAAGACCTTCCACACGCTCAGCGATAAACGCAGTGTTAGCGTAGTTACGTAACTCAACATCAGTTAGTCCGTTACGTTTGGCAACGTCAGACATCAACGCCATCATGCTCTTCCAACTGTCAGGCTTATCTTCGGCAAAGAATTTGTAAGAAGTTGGGTCGTAACGCAGGGAGCCTTTCTCTAAGAACTGCATCGCCAAAGCTTCCGAGTGCAAAGCCTGTGCTGTACTGATACGCATCATCATGTTCTTGATGGTAGTCCAGTCACGCTTGTCCTTGTCCAACTCTCTACGGATAGCGTTGTTCAGTCCGGCATCGAACGACAAAGCACCTGTCTCAAACGCATCTAGCTTAGTTGTAAGACTACGCACTGCATCACGCTCACCCGCTTTAGCGTTTTCTTTCAGCGCAGACCCGACAGGATTTGGGTTATCTTTCGGTTTCTTGCCCTTATTAGCTTCTTGATACAGTGCCTCTAACTCAGCCTTACGCACGACATTAGCCGGAGCGATCCCTGCCTGAGTACCCGATACTTGCTCCTGAACACCACGACCCACGTTCATCGCACGTTCAACACTGATAACTGCTTCGGCGAGGGCATTGTTCGTATTACCCAGCCCGAGCAAGTCCATAATCATTTTAGCGAACTTAGAGAACACGTTACTATTCTGATATGGAATCCGTGCAAGAGCTTCTTGAAACTGAGCGTTAGACATAGCCTCTGACGCAAACTCAGTCAGGCTAGCCATACCGTACTGCTCTGCCAGCTCAGGGTTGCTACTCAATAAGTTGTTATACAAACGTTGCAAGTCCGCAAGGGCACGGTTAGTAACTTCACCACGCTCGAACTTAACGATTAACGCATGTACATAGCCGTGTACTGCTTCGTGCAACACAGTGTGCGAATCAACTGCACCCTCCGCAATACTAATGGTATCTGTTTGTGGGTCATACTGACCGTCTGCTTGACCCAATTGACTTTTAGGCACTACCTGAAGCTTAGGTAGGGAGTACATCTTGTTTTCCATTAAGCGTCTGGCAATTGCCCGCTCAAGTGGAGAGAACTTTTCATTATTCACAATCTCGTTTAATGCACGAGCTAAGCTGCCACGATGCGCAGCGGCAATCAAACCGGGGGTGGTAAACCCACTAGCCACCCTACGTACTTCAGGTGGAGTTTTCAGGCCACTTGCATAGTCTCTAATTTGATACTGCTCAGCATTCAATTTAGAAAGGAAGTCCTGTCCTTTCTTTTCTTGAGCTTTTAAAGACTTAACTTGTGCATCGACGTTAGCCTTGTCCTTTGGGCTAAGAGCTTTGTATACAGGGTTCGCCCGACGCATATTTTCTTTAGCGTATAGGTCTGCCGATAAATACTTAAGCATTAAGTTACGATCACCGTTTACTTCCGCTAAATACTCTGCTTCAAACCTAGCTGCACCTTTAAGATTTTTATCTATTGGAGCAGGTGCTGCCGCTGTTGCTCGTACGTCTCGTTGAGTTCCTCCAGCAGTATCAGCCAGTCGTCCCGATCCAGTTTCTTGAACTCTTGGGGTGGCACCCGCTTGCTGGGTGGTTGATCCAGTGCCCACACCAGCCACTCCCACGCCTTGCTCACCTGCTCGTCTGTCAACGGCTGGCTCAGTGGGAGGAACTCCTCCGGTTGGTTGTCCAGTGCTAGCATCTTGTGTCTCCTGTGTAGGTGGAGTCTGAGTAACTGGTATCTGCTGTTGAGCCTGTAACGCTTTTAATTCTTGGACACGCAACTTTCCGGCTTTAC